CCAGGCAGTTATGCTTGCGGGTCTATTAGGCGTAGCCACCGTTATTGAAAGGCTTGCAAGGGCTTTTTTGGACGATGGAAAACTCACATTGGCAGAGATCAATGATGCGTTTAAAACGGTAGATAAAAAGGCTAATTAGTCATTATTGACGGTAGTTGACAGCCCTCTCTGGGCAATGGTATACTTAAGTATCACCTATCTGGAGAGGGCTTTGTCATGACCTGTATTGTTGCTTTACGCCATGAAGATAAGATTTATATGGCTGGAGATCGTGGAGCATCAGATGATGGAGTTATTCTTTCACTTGAGTCACCAAAGGTTTGGAAAGTTGGTCCGTATCTAATTGGTTATGCTGGATCAATGGACGGGGACAGAATTAGACACAACTTTAGACCATCAGCACCCAACATTAAAGACACAGATAAGTTTATGCATACAAAGTTTATCAAAGAACTTCGTGAATTTTATAACGAGTTCTGGATTGACACATCTAAAGAAGGCGAACTTAGTTTGATTATTGGCATTCGTGGTGAAATCTACGAGCACAGTTCTGGAGATATGTCTTTATCTAAATACTCATTGCCATATGTTTCTATCGGTTCAGGATCAGAGTATGCATACGGGGTTTTATATGCAACAGATAAGCAAAAAAATGCAAGGAATAGAGTAAATCAAGCGGTATCTGCAGCAATTAAATTTAACCCATCATGCATGGGTCCAGTTGACATCATAAGCGCTTAGGGGTATACTTAGTATATGAACGAAGAATTTGAAGAGATCCTTAAGGACATTCAGAATATAGAGTCAGACTTTGACGAGTTCGAGATATGGCTTGACAACGGAATTGAACGGGGATGGATAACAGAGCCGTTCTGCAATACTCATGAAGGAGATCCTTACATGACAGACGAAGAACAGCAAGAGTGGGAAGAAGGCGGAGACCCATGTCAAGTAGTTTTAAAAATCAAACAACAATAATAAGGAGAATAAAATGAAGAAAGTACTACTAGCATTACTATCAATTACAATTGCATTCACAGCAATGCAGCCATCACAGGCACAAGATGAGCGAGTCCTTGCAATTATTGACTCCTCTATCAACTCAAACAATTTTCCATCAATCATTCACGAAGTTTGTTTTACAACTGTAAAGTCTAAGATTGTTGCTCAGAATATGTCATGCCCTAACGGAGAACTATTTATGGAGGGCAAGGGAGCAGCAGCATCACCTTGGCCAGCATCCCTAAACAATGCCACATATCATGGAGACTCTATGGTTAAGGCTGCACTCGCAAAGACTCCAAACATCAAGATTGTATTTATTAGAGTCTACAATGTTTCTTCTCTTGGAAACTCATCAACTCCATTTAATGGATCAACAATCCTTAGTGCTATCGACTGGGTCAATAAGAATGCATCAAAGTATAGCATTGATGCTGTGTCAATTAGTCAGTCTGGTATTAATACATCAACAAGATCACTACACATTGGCTGCACTGATCAATCAATCTTTAGTCCATTTGTAACTCAGGTTTCACAGTTAAATGCACAGAACATTCCTACTTTTGTTGCCACTGGCAATGATGGTCTAAAGACAATTGTTGGTTTCCCAGCATGTGTTACAGGAGTTATCGGTGTTGGATCATCAACCGATGTTCTGGATGCTGGAACTTCTGTAGGGGCAACGGCTACAAATAGAGGTCCAGGCCTTGACATGGTTGCTCCTGGAACAGTTAGTATTACAAAGTACAATGGATCACAGACAACTGCATCTGGAACTTCTGTGTCAACTGCACTTGCAGCAGCATCTTATGTAAACGGAAATACATTCAAGTCATTTACACAATACATAGATACTCTTCCAAAGAAAACAATTAAGTTTGTTGATTCTGTAGTTGTAAATAGCAACAAGACAAGAACAACTGTTTGGGAACCGACAAGAGTAATCACCTCTAACTTGCCATAAGGCAAAAAGTCCTGGGTATGACTTAAAACTGCCCTATTGCCCTATAACTCAGTTGGTAGAGTGCCGAACTGTTAATTCGGATGTCCCTGGATCGAGGCCAGGTGGGGCAGCGGTCTGGTGTATAATTGTTATACCAAAGCAATTAAGATAAGGGTAAAATGATAATAAAGAAAAATGGAATGTCAGGGTCAGAATGGTGGCTAAACTCTGGCCAATTATCTTTGCCAGATATACTTATCCAGTCTGGACTTCCACAAAAATGGTCTAGACATAACTCAAAAGATATTATAAGTATTCATAGTGTTTTAAAGCCAGTAAACAATTATGTTCTTAACCTATATCCAAAGCCACAAATTATAAGTATCAATAATAATTTAATTACTTTTAGACAAAAAACTCATGCTGAAATTTGGGTTGAAGAGAGAGATGACAATACACTGTATGCCTTAGATAAGTGCCATCAAAGACAGTTTTATCCATCTTCTAATAGTTTAGAAGTTCAAGAATGCTTTGCACCAACATATAGATTCTATATTCCGTGGTTTATAAATAAAAGTGTTGAGATACAAATAAAGAGCGTAGAAGATGAGGATACCCCATTCCACATTGGTAAAAAAAATATTATTGGAAAAGAAATTTCAGAGTATTCAGATTACGCCTATCCAGGCTTTGTTGATTTTAAAATTAAAAATACTGGTAAGTATCAGTTAAAAGAAAAGTATGCTATTATTAGTAAGAATACTGCAATGTACGATATGTCTGCTGTCTTAAGTGACGAAGAAATATCACAAATAGAGGACTACTATGGACGATAATGAGTTAGAATTAACTTTCATTCCACATGAAAAGACTGATGGTCTTTTGTCTCCAGAGCCATCATATAAAAAAATACCTCAATGGTATAGAGACCTAGCAAAACATTTTAATAGTAATGACTTAAAATCTTTATGCCCAGTAAATGATAGAGGCGGAGACGGATCTAATGTTTCTACAAAGTTGTGCCTTCCGTTTCAAGACGCAATGTCCCTTGGGTACATGTATTTACTTGAAGATGATCTAGAGGTAAACCTTAGTGTATCTGGAAAACCATCTTTGTCTTGGAAAAAGAATTTTATGATGATGGACAAGAGACCACATGTTGATATGGCAATTCCAAAAGATGTTCATCCTATACAGTTTGGAGTTAAAATGCAGTGGTATTATGAAACACCTAAAGACTATTCTTTGTTAATGACAATGCCAATAAACAGGCCAGACTTGCCATTCTGGGTTCCATCTGGGATAGTCGACTCTGATGTTTGGGGACTTCCTGCTTTTATACCATTCTTTATAAAAAAAGATTTTGAAGGAGTTATACCTATGGGAACACCAGTATTTCAGATGATACCTATAAAGAGGGAGTCCTGGAACTTGGTAGTAGATGATTCTTTTAAGGCAAGAGAAAAGCATCAACTAATATCAGAAAATAGAAGGTCTGACATAACAGCACACTACAGAAAATTTGCATGGAGAAAAAAAGAATATGCAAAGTATAAAAAAGAACAGATAAACAATAAAGGAGATAACTAATGCTGAACACAAATGGGTCTTTGTCTAATAGCAACAAAGAGCATAAGTTTTTTGAAAAATATCTAGACAACGATCTAGAAGAACTTGCTAGTTTTTTAGAAGAAAAGTATAAACTAATCGAAAGCGCTAAACTTCGTGGAGTTGCTACGATGGAAAATGATCCAGGATATTGGCTAGACTCTGGAAGTTTATCTACTGTTAAGTGGAGAGAGTATAATGTTTTTCAACTTTATCATCCTTCTCTACACAAGTTGTACTCTGAACTATCAAAGACTGTTAAAGAAGCCTGTGAGTACTATGGCGTAGACTTTGACAAGCAGCAGTACTATGTTCAGGGATGGTTTAATATTAACAAGATAGGCAACGGAAAGTTAAACTGGCATGATCATGGTGCTCCAGGTGCTCCTAATTTCCACGGATACTACTGTGTAAAGGCTGAGCCATCAATCACATACTACAGACTGTTTGGTGATCCAAATAGAGAGATTGCAAATCATAATATTGACAACAGAATGATTGTTTCTGAAATGGGACACCCACACGCACAAGGTGATTGGGATTGGTCTGGATCAAGAATTACAGTTGCCTACGATATCCAGCCTCTTGAGTCTCTTATTAGGGGCGGTAGCCATACAATTGAGCAGCACTGGATTCCATTGTTGTAAAATGAAAAAAATATTAGTTTATTTTTATGGGTACAAAAGTAAGTTACTGCCACAAGCGGTAGAACAACTCATAAAAAATCAAAGTGGTCACAATGATATACATGTTGTAGTGTACGATCAAACAAATGTATTAAGACCAGAGAAGTTTTTAGGGCTAGAGTATAATCACATTTATTGGGATAGTTTGGTATCTAGATTTAAATATCTTTATCTTTTGAAAAAAAGAAAAGGCTTTGATTTTTTTATGTACGTTGACGGTGCCAAAATGTTTGAAAAAGATTGGGATGTGGAGTTATTAAAGCATGACAATCAAACAAGCATAATCTTATCAGGCAACCACAATATTGTATTTAATAAAGATAAATATAAGTTTTACCCAGAGTATAGAAAAGAAGAAATAAAAGAAGAAACCAAAACAAATTGGGTTGTTAAAGATTTTTTCTTTATGCCATTCAGTTTGCTTGAAGTTTTACCAGACATCTCAATATTCAAATATCATGGGGTAGAAGAATACCTTTCGTTGTTTGCAGCACATGAAAACATCGATGTTATTGCTCTTCCAACTGGATTTACTATTGATGAAGAGCCTGACATAATAAAAAATGACTTTATTCCTTTTTCTTTATATCATAATTATACAAAGGTCATAGATTCTTTTAAGTCAAAAAATGAGTCTATGCCTGGGGTTCATGAACTTATGAATATTATTGACTATGATTTTTCTAGTTTAGAGTATTTTCCATATAATAGAAATGATGTAGAATACATATATCTATCTAACCTAGATGCTATGGCTGAAAAAAGATTTCGTGAAGTACAGAACAGTATTTACTGATGAAAAGTTAAGGATAAGAAATGATAACGGCTCCTGTAGTAATTAAAAACTTCATTACTCCTGAAGATGCACAAACACTGATAGATGAGATTAATCATCCATCAGAAATAAACCCATACCCAGAGTACTATAAGACTAGATATGGTGGAACCGCATACCCATATAACAAAGTGGTCTTGGGGATTCAGAAAAAATATTCTCTATTGTCCAATGATATACATCAACGGCTTAATCCAGATGAAACAAAAAAAATACAAACATTTAAATCTTTTGGATCTGTCTGGGTACGGGGCAATTCTGGCAATGCACATATTGATGACCAAGCACCAGAAGAGTTTATTGAATACAGCACGGTAATATACCTTGATGATGATTTTACTGGAGGAGAACTATACTTCCCAGGTTTAAATTTTACTTACAGGCCTGAAAAATATGATGGTATATTCTTTATAAGTGACGGAGACTTATGGAGACATGGTATATCTGAAATAGAAAGTGGACACAGAACCACCCTGCTTTATATGCACACAACGCAAACAGAGCACTCAGATGGGTATGTAATTGTTGACCCAGACCTTAACTAAAATCATGAAAAACATAATAAAAAAAATTAGGATATACTTTATACTAAGGGAAATTAGAAAAAATGAAAAGAAAAATAAATATTTATATTAAGGAAACAATGTGATAATTCTTGGAGTAAACGAAACATCTCATGATGCCTCAGTGTCATTGATTAAAGATGGCGAAATACTTTTTTCAGGGCATGCAGAAAGGTATAGCAAACAAAAAAATGATTGGTATGTGAATGATAGTTTAATAAAAGATGCTTTGCAGTATGGTACACCAGATAGCATTGCCTACTATGAAAAGCCCTTTCTAAAGGCTTCCAGGCTGGCTTTAAGAGGTGGTTCTGGAGAGTGGAAGCCAAGGTTTGATATACCTGGTGTTCCAAGGAAGTCTTTTAGCCATCACTATTCTCACGCAGCAGCAGGGTACTACACAAGTTCCTTTAATGATGCTGTCATAGTTGTGCTAGATGCTATTGGAGAATACAATACCTCAACAATTTGGGCTGGACAAGGAGACAACATAAGTCTTAAGTATAAGAAAAACTATCCTGTTAGTTTTGGACTATTTTATTCAGCATTTACACAACTAATAGGTCTTATGCCAAACCAAGAAGAATATATTATGATGGGCATGGCAGCCTATGGAAACAAAGAACGGTATGCAAGTAAGGTTTCTAACTACTTCATTAGACACGATATGCAGAAGTATAATTTTCACAAGGGAATAATTGATTGGGATGAACCAATAACAGAAAAAGACAAATTTGATATAGCAGCAGCAGTTCAATATGTTTATGAGTTGAGGCTTGCAGAGTTTATGATGATGGCTAAAAAGATAACTGGAAAAACTAACCTTGTATTTATGGGTGGCTGTGCACTCAACTCTTCAGCCAACACATTGCTATGGAATATCTTTGATATGGTTTGGATTATGCCAAACCCAGGAGATGCTGGTAGTTCTTTAGGTGCAGCAGCAGCCCTATATGGAAAACATATTGATTGGAAGAGCCCCTACCTTGGATACGACCTTGGAGGAGAGTATCCAGTCCAGCAAATTGTGGACGGTATACTAAAGGATGGAATCGTAGCAGTAGCATCAGGAAGAGCAGAGTATGGTCCAAGAGCATTAGGAAATAGATCAATCCTTGCCGATCCAAGAGACCCCAACATTAAAGATAAAGTAAATAGAATTAAGCAGAGAGAACTCTTTAGACCATTTGCTCCAGTAGTTATGGAAGAGTGTGCATCTAAGTGGTTTGATATGGACTTTACAAGCCCATATATGCAGTATACGGTCAAGTGCCTTCAGCCTGAGAAGATACCTTCTGTGGTCCATGCAGATGGAACATCAAGAGTTCAGACTGTAAATAAAAATCAGCACCGTGGGCTCTGGAGAGCAATCAATAAATTTTATCTTGAAACTGGTGTGCCAGTCTTACTAAACACTAGTCTTAATATAAAAGGTCAACCACTTCTTAATGATGAAATTGATATTATTAAGTGGGAAAAGGAATACAATTTCAAGATCTGTAGGTAGGTGCTATAATAGTATAAGAGAAAAAGGAGGCCACACATGGCAGCAAAAGGTAGTCTAGAAGCAATCATTGAGGTTGCAAAGAAAGAAGTGGGCACAATCGAAGGCCCAAAGGATAATGAAACAAAGTACGGTGCATGGATCAAGGTTAACTTCCAACCATGGTGCCAATCTTTTGTTTCTTGGTGTGCATTTACAGCGGGAGTTAAGTCATTCCCTAAGTCAGCATCAACAGTAGCAGCAGCAGACTGGTTCAAGAAGGCAGAGCGTTGGTCAGATGCTCGTAACGATGACCCACAAGCAGGAGACTGGATTTATTTTGATTTCCCAGATGATGGTGTAAATCGTATTTCACATGTTGGTCTTTGCATTAAGAACAATGGCGATGGAACAATCCAAGTTATTGAGGGAAATACTTCAGGAACTGCAAAGGGAGACCAGCGCAACGGCGGAATGTGCGTAGAGAAGACTCGTGCATACGTAAAGAATAACAAGAAGAAGTTAGTCAACGCTGTAGTTGGTTGGGGTCGTCCAGTTTATACTGGTGAAGAAAATGCTCCATTACTAAACAAGGTGGCAGCAACCGCAACAACACCAGCAAAGGCCACATCAGCAGATGCTGCGAAGAAGTCTGCAAAGCCTACTACAAAGAAGTCTTCTGGTGGCGGAGGAAAGGGTAGTGTGGCCCTATAATGGAATCAACCAAAAGAACACTACTTAAGACAGCAAGTTGGGAAACATTTCATCTTGTTGGTGTCGCTGGAGTAATATATCTGTTTACTGGTGAGTGGGAGTATGCAAGTCTTGGTGCTCTCATTTATATTGGATGGGAAGCACTTGGCTATTTCTTGCATGAAAGAGTATGGGTTAAGTTTGGAAAGAGTGTAAAATAATGCGTATTAAAATAATTAGAGCAGTGGTTAAACTACTTGGTTATGAGTGGGGTGGAGATAAACTCAATGCTCCTATCTGGACTGTAAAAGAAAAGAAAAAATCTAAGTAAATGGCATTATACGAATACGATTGTATGCCTTGCGGTCAAAGGTATACAAAAGAAAGATCAATCAAAGAAGACGACCCAGGGTACGGTTGCGAAACTTGCAATCTGCCTCTGGTTCGTGTATACTCTAATGTAGGAGCAGTATTCAACGGTAGTGGATTTTATTCAACAGATAACAGAAAAAGATGATAACAAGCATACCAGATGGGCAAATATGTCAGTCTTTTGACCCTATGATGTTTTTGCCTGAGAAGACATTAAACATAATTAATGTTACTCAGAATGCAAACACATCCTGTGTTGCACCAGCATATGTATATATTGAGGGTACCCATGGTAAAAAATTCTTGTGTGACTATCATTATTATTATGAGATGAACATGACAAGAACAGGTGGTAACCAAGAAATTGCTGCGTCCTGGAAAGAAATACAGCAGTTTATAATTGATGAAAGAGAAAGGGTAAAAGATACCTTTGCTAAAGATATAACGACAACAGAAACATTAGGGTTTAAATGTTCTATTTATAGCACACACAAGCCAAGTTTGGTTTGTACCGCTGATGCACTTGTAAAGGTAACTCCCACAAAGTACGTTGATGGAAAGATAAACTTTACAAAGACTAATGATTTTAATAACAATCATGGTATTTTTTATTGCAATTTTCATTTTAGAAAAAACTACTACAGATATTATAGCAATGGCGTAAGGTATGAAGATTTCCACAATATCTTAGATGAAAGATACAGGATGAATATTACGATTGCCGAAGAGTCCTTAAATTTAGAGTGTGTATAGCATAAACTTGACACAGCCATGAAACTGTTGTACAATTAGGTATAAGAAAATTTTTAATAATTTTATTCAACTAACACAGGAAAGATAGAGTATACTATGAAGACTATGATTAAATCAGAGGATCAGGTAAAAGAGTGGGTCCTAAAGGCTACAGACAGATGTGATTCCTGTGCTGCAGAAGCATTGGTACAGATTACTGGGCTTAACGGAGACCTTATGTTTTGTGGTCATCACTATAACAAGATTATGAACAACCCTAAAAGTTATAAAAAAATGATGTCATTTATGATTACCGTCATAGATGAAAGAGATAAGTTAATTGAAAATAAAGCAAAGGAAGAGCCACACGCATGATTATTCAAATTATTGGACTGCCAGGATCTGGGAAAACAGAACTAGCCAAGGCCCTAAAAGAACGCATTAACGCTATTCATCTCAATGCAGATGAGGTTCGTGCAACAGTTAATTCAGACTTGGGGTTTGCACCAGAAGATAGACTAGAACAGTCTCGTCGCATGGGCGAGATGGCTCGTCTAATTTCCAAGCAAGGGGTTGCTCCAGTCATTGTTGACTTTGTTTGTCCAACAGACCTAACTCGTGTAGCATTTGGTAATCCAGACATTTTGGTATTCATGGACACCATTGCAGAGGGTCGCTTTGAAGACACTAATAAAATGTTTGAACGACCAACAGATTTTGATGTATCTTTTATTAGTCACAACTTAGATGCAGAAGCAAAGGCATCTCACATCATTGATAAGTTTAGTCTTCATGATTGGTCTGCACCTACAACTCTCATGCTGGGTAGGTATCAGCCTTGGCACGAAGGTCACCACGCCCTTTACAAAGAGGCTGGTAAGAGAACTGAGCAAGTGCTTCTTGGAGTACGTAATACCTACAACACAAGTGAGAAGGATCCACTTAAGTTTGATCAGGTAAAAGAATATATTGCCAAGGACGACTTTATGGATGGTGCATTAGTATTAAGACTACCCAACATTACCAATATCGTATATGGTCGTGATGTAGGATATAAAATTGAGCAAGTAGATTTGGGGGCAGACATTCATGCTATATCGGCTACGCAAAAACGTAAAGAGATGGGTATCTAAGGTTTGGAACATAATCAGTAAAGGTCCTAAAAATATGGAGTGGCCAGCATGAATGTATCTAAACAAAGATCAGCACTAAAGGCTATTACATGGCGTATAATTGGAACAGCAGATACATTTGCTATTGCTTGGCTTATAACCAAAGAGCCAGTTACAGCAGGTGCAATCGCAAGTTTCGAGGTAGTTACAAAGACAATCCTTTATTACTTCCATGAGCGTGGTTGGAATAAAGTTAAATGGGGGAGAAAATAATGTTTGAATATTATGTAAAGAAAGTAACAAAGGTCGTTGATGGAGATACAATCGATGTCGATATTGATTTAGGGTTTGACATTTCTTTTAGTTCAAGAGTAAGACTGGCTGGTATTGATACCCCTGAGTCTCGCACTACAGACAAGGCTGAAAAGGTCTTAGGACTGGAAGCAAAGGCTTATTTGAAGGCTGCTATTGATTCTGCCAAGGTTGTCGTTATCAAGACAGAGAAGATGAACTCGTCTGAAAAGTATGGTCGTATTTTGGGATGGGTTTACCTTGACGGAGACACCGTTTCTCTTAATGACAAGATGATTAATGATGGTCACGCCTGGGGCTATATGGGAGAGACAAAGGTTAAGGACTTTGATGCACTTGCTAAGGCTAGAAAGAAATCTGGAAAGTGATTAACATCCTTTATTTTACTGCAGAATGGTGCAACCCTTGTCAAAGGACTAAGCCAATAGCAGAAGAACTTCATTCTGAAGGAGTCATTAATTTTCAATTTATTGATGCTGACTCCGAAGTCGATATGGTAAAGAGGTTTGCAATAAAGTCTGTGCCAACATACATACTGATTGAAGATGGCAAAGAGGTCAAGCGTATGAACGGTGCAAAAACACGAGAACAGTTTTTGGAGTTTATCAGTGAGTGATCCAGATGAAATCATAAACGAACTATTACTAAAAGGTGGGCTAGAGTTTGCTGGGGTAGATCCAGAGACTGGAGAGCCTATGTATAGGCCAACCAGCATATTAAAAAACATTGATCCATCACTAAGTAAAGATATGTCTTCTTATTTTTCAGCAACAACTATGAGTTTATGGCAAAAAGGATTTATTGATATGGATGTTACTATTGAAGACCCTATAGTCAAACTGGCTGAAAAATCATTTGATATAGATGCAGTCAACTCACTAGCAAAAGATGAAAGAGTTGTTATTAAAGAGATAATTAGAGTTCTTTCAGAAAAAAAGTGATACAATGAATGCTAGGAGCGTTTATGAATAACTGGTATGGTGCTGCTGGGCTAACTGTAACTATCTTATTAGTTTTGGCTACCTATGTTTTTGCATCACGAGACAAAGGCAGTTCTAACATAGTCAGCCAGTCCATGCTTCTTTACAGGTTTAACAGCGGTAAAAAGTATTCAAGAAAAATAATAAACAAAACACAGTCAAAAAAGCATTATGACAAAACCAATGTAAAGGTTATTATCTTGGATAACCAAGCATACTGGATCAAAGATAATATTTTTTACAGAGCACCAATAAATGGTCAGTCAATTGATAAAGAGTCTGCAGAAGAAGTTGACACGATACACATGGATAAGGTACAATTAGATAAGATGCTGTTTATAATGGACAAACTAAGAGAAGGGATTAACGATGATAGTAGGGGTTCAGGGGACAAGTAGTTTTGACAACTATAATATATTCCTCAGATCAATGGCCGTTGCCCTTTCTGAACTAGAAGAACAAGACAAAGACTTTATTATTTATTCTGCAGGACCAAATAACATAAACATGATGGCTATGGAGTTTGCAAACTTATCTGAAAGAGGAATGAAGTCAAGAAAAAAGAACATTAAGTTCTTTAAGGTTACTTCTGAATGGTTAGAAGAAAATATAAAAGATATAAATCATTTTGCTTTTCTTTCTAATCCAAAAGAGCCTGTTTCAAAGATTGTTCATTTATCAAAACTAAATAATATAAATACAAACGTATATAACTTTTAAGGTGTATACATCATCTGTGCAAAGCACACAACAGAACGGGAACAACATGAAAACAATTAATTCTTTAAGTGTTATGGAATCAATCGTAACCAACAACAAGCAACTGTCTTGGGATGGTTGGACAGTAGTCGAAACATTTCCATCAGAAAAGGCATACTTTTCAAAGTTTGGAATATACAAAAACAATAAGTGGCAAATGAAAAAAGAGTTTGTTCCTTCTAGTCAAGGGTGGGAAATTCCAGATAAGTATGTGAAGTAAATGAACAAGTATAAATGGAAAGATAATGCCATATGTTTAGATTATGACACAAACTTATTTTTTGATAAGTATGAAGAGGATGAACTACTTAGACCAGCAATAGATGCACTTTGCTCTGGATGCTCTGTTAGAAAAGAATGTTTTTCTGTTGGAATATCTGGCAAAGAATGGGGAGTTTGGGGTGGAGTATACTTAGAAAATGGAGAAGTCTCTAAGGAGTTTTCTAGCCACAAGAGTAAAACTGACTGGGGTAAAACCTGGCAATCGTTAACTATGGAGTGATATGTATACAGATGAAATGAAAAGAGCCTTCAGATCTTTACACTGTCCAAAAGGTTTCTCTTTGCAGATTGTAGATAATGATAACTTCTTAACTGTAAAGGCAAAAGAAAAAGACTTTATGTCTTTGGATACAGTTGAAAAGAAAAAAGAAGCAATAGAGTATATGATTCGTGTAAAGAAAGCCCTTGAGGATAATGGTGCAATTGTGCTATTAGTTAGAGAAGGTGGGGTAGAGTTGTGATTGAGTCAATCTTGGTTGGAACATTTGTATTTTTAACGCTACTATTCTTGTCATTGTATGTTGTGCAGGTAAAAAAAAATAGAGCAATACTTGCAAACACTCTACAACTTTTAGTTATGCAACAATCTTTAAACGAGGAAAGTAAAACAGACAAAGAAAAATCAAATGAGGACTTTTTAAAATTTGTTTCAGACTCAAGAGATTGGGCATATCAATACATAGATGATGTCCAGTCATCACTAAATAAATTTATTAGTGATATTGAGCCTGAGATAGCCTACTTTGACGAGTACGGGGTTGTAGGATCAGCATTTCCACACTACCACTCAATGAAGAAAATTTCTGGGGCCTACAAAGAACTAAAGAAACTGCTACCAGAAGACTATGATAGAATAGGGTAATGATCGTCCTGAAAAGCATAAAGAACCTTAACCTTTTTATATGTGAAGAGGAATTATGTCAGGATGAGAGTACACATGTTTGGGCAAGTTCTGAAAGCAGAATAGTCGACTTGTGTGATTTACATTATAGTCAAGCAATAAAATCCTAGGAGGAAAAAATGAACGAACAAATTAAAGCAGCACTAGCGTCATACGGACGATCAGTACTTGGAGCAGCAACAGCAATGTATGCCTCTGGTGTGACAGATCCACAGACACTAGCATACTCACTACTTGGTGCACTTGTGCCAGTTGTATTGAGAGCAGCAAACCCTTCAGACACCGCATTTGGAAAGATGCCATCGGTAGATGAGGTAGATAAGGCAGTTAGATCTGCCAAGGTAGTCAAGAAGACTGCTAAGAAGGCAGCAGCAAAGAAGTAATAAATTAGATTAACAGGTCTGTTTATTTGACAGGCCTGTTTTTCTATGTTATAATATTATTACCTGCCCAAATGGGGGGAATTAAATTATTCGCTTGAAAGGGGAATAACATGGTAACAAAATACGCTATGGATCTATTCAATGATCCTTTTTTTATTGGCTTCAACAGAGAGTTGAGTCGCCTAAATACAGCACATAAAACAAACTCACAGTCATACCCTCCGTATGATCTTATCAAACTGGATGAAGATACATACAAGATTTCACTGGCTGTCGCTGGGTTTTCAAAGAATGATATTGACGTTTCAGTAGATAACGGAACATTGATTATCAAGGGTGAGATTGTTGAAGTTACAGATGCAGAGGTAGTTCATAAGGGAATCGCAGGAAGAAAGTTCGTAAGATCTTTTGCACTGGGAGAGTATATGGAAGTAACATCTGCAGA